TATGAAGGCGGAAAAAGAGAAAAAGATTTAGCAAGATTAAGAGGTGTGGTTATTAAGCAAGGGTATGGTGGAGCTTTAATAAATCCAGATAATGCTATTATTAGAGATATGATTAGAGCAGCTAGACAAGGAAATGCTGATTTAAAAATTATTAGAGGTGGTCCTAAAAATGCCGTGGTTGGAATTAAAGAAGGTAGTAAAATTTATTCTGTTGTTGGTGCAAATAAAAAACCATTACCTAATGCTCCAAAAAATTCTATACCTATAACAAAACACCCTCAATTTAAGAAAAGAGAAAACTTAATTAAAAAAATAAAACAATTTAAATTTACTAAAGTTCCAAATCAAAACATAACTTATGGAGAAGCTTTAGATATATTAGAAGCTAGAAAAATGGGTTCTAATCCTATGAATAGAAGTGCAGCTGAATATGAACACACAAAAGGTGTGAAACAAGATTACAAAAAAGGACAGATTGCAACAAGAAGTTCAAACATTGAAAAGAAAAAAGTTTTAACTGCTTTAGATACTAAAAATATAACAAAATTAGAAGCAGATAAAAAATTAAAAAGATTAGGAGTTAGGGCTTTTGTAAAAGGAAAATATATTGGAGCACCTAAAATAGATGTAGATAAACAAATGACAGATTTAAGAAAATATGTAGATAGAAAAATAACTACAATAGATAAAGTATCTAAACCCTCAATGATTAAAGGAGCTTTTAAAGCAGCTAAACCAGTATTGAAAGCTTTACCTCTTGTAGGCACAGCTTTAGGTGTTTATGATGTAGGAAAAGCTGTTCAAGCAGGAATTACAGATCCAAGAGATCTTTTTGCTGCTTATCAAGTTTCGGCAGATGTGGCTGCTAAAAATAAACTTATGAGAGAAGATCCAGAATTTCGTAAAAAAGAATTAGCAGGTCTTCCATCAATTATGACTGAAGATGAAGTTGAATATAAACAAGGAGGCTTTACATCCTACTTTAATGGGGGTATAGTTGCCGCCAAAGGTGTAAAATAATTAACAGGAAAGAGATATGGTAGATAGCGTAGATAAGTCATTGCCCAATGTAGACATTGAGGACAAATCAAAAGAAGTAGAAGTAGCTGTTCCAGGAACAGAAGAAGTAATCACAACAGACGAAACAGAAATCACCATGGATGACCAAGGTGGTGCGGAAATTTCGTTCGACCCTAAAGCAGAAGCATTAGAATCCAAAGGTCATTTTGATAATCTTGCAGAACTTATGGAAGATGAATCACTAGAAGAAATTGGTGGTAAACTTTTTGACAGCTATACAGAATACAAAGAATCAAGAGCTGACTGGGCCGACAGTTATAGAGAAGGTTTAAATTTATTAGGTTTTAAATACGAAAGAAGAACAGAACCCTTCAAAGGTGCATCAGGTGTTACTCACCCTGTACTTGCTGAAGCGGTTACACAATTTCAAGCACAAGCTTACAAAGAATTATTACCAGCAGACGGTCCTGTGCGTGCACAAATTTTAGGTGACGTATCAAATGAAAAACAAGACCAAGCTAATAGAGTTAAAGATTTTATGAACTATCAACTTATGGATCAGATGAAAGAATATGAACCAGAGTTTGATCAAATGCTTTTCTATCTACCCCTAACCGGTTCTACTTTTAAGAAAGTTTATTATGACGATCTTTTAGGTAGAGCCGTCTCTAAATTTGTACAAGCAGAAGATTTGGTTGTCCCTTACACTGCAAATAGTTTAGATGATGCAGAATCTATTGTTCACGTTATTAAAATATCAGAAAACGATTTAAGAAAACAACAAGTTGGTGGTTTCTATAGAGATATAGAATTAGGAGATCCTCCAATTAACGAAAGTGAAATTAAAACTAAACAATTAGAGTTAGAAGGCGTTACAAGAAACGATCAACAAAACGATAACATGTATACTCTGTTAGAGATACATACAGATTTAGATTTAGAAGATTATCCTGATGTTGATAATCAAGGAGAAGAAACAGGAATTAAATTACCTTACATTATTACAATTGATGAATCTTCTCAAAAAGTTTTATCTATTAGAAGAAACTATGAACCTGATGATCTATTAAAAAAGAAAAAACATTACTTTGTACAATTTAAATTTTTACCAGGTACTGGTTTTTATGGGTTTGGTTTAATTCACATGATTGGTGGTTTATCTAGAACTGCAACAGCTGCGTTAAGACAATTACTTGATGCCGGAACTTTAGCTAATTTACCTGCTGGTTTTAAAACTAGAGGTATGAGAATTAGAGATGATGCACAACCATTACAACCTGGTGAATTTAGAGATGTAGATGCACCTGGCGGAAATATTAAAGATCAGTTTATGCAATTACCATTCAAAGGCCCAGATCAAACTTTATTAGCTTTGATGGGAGTTGTAGTACAAGCAGGTCAACGCTTCGCGTCCATCGCAGATGCACAAGTTGGCGACATGAACCAAACCGCTGCAGTCGGAACGACGGTCGCGTTATTGGAACGTGGATCGCGGGTAATGTCAGCTATACACAAAAGATTATACGTAGGTTTAAAAGAAGAGTTTAAATTATTAGCTAATGTATTTAAAACTTACTTACCAGCTGAATATCCATATGATGTTCCAGGAGCATCAAGAAATGTTAAAGTTTCAGACTTTGATGATAGAGTAGATATTGTTCCTGTAGCTGATCCAAACATATTTTCACAAACACAAAGAATTAATTTAGCTCAAATACAATTACAATTAGCTCAATCAAATCCAGAAGTTCATGATCTTTATCAAGCTTACAGATCTATGTATAATGCGATTGGTATTAAAAATATAAATGCAATCTTACCACCACCAATACAACCACAACCAATAGATCCAAGTATGGAAGAAATTGCAGCTATGGGTGGCAAACCTTTTCAAGCTTTTCCTGGTCAAGATCACAAAGCACACATTGATTCACACTTAAACTTTATGAAATCTAATATGATACAAAATTCACCTGCTGTTATGGCTTCATTACAAAAAAATATATTAGAGAGAATTAGTTTAATGGCACAAGAACAAATACAATTAGAGTTTCAACAAGAATTACAACAAGCTCAACAAATGCAACAGATGTTAAAACAACAACCACAGAATCAACAGTTGATTCAACAAGTAACTCAGCTAACTCAAACCATAAATGGAAGAAAAGCTGTGTTGATTGCTGAAATGACTAAAGATTATATGGAGGAAGAACAAAAAATAATGGGTGAGTTTAGCGGAGATCCATTAATTAAGCTAAAAGCTAGAGAAGTTGACCTAAGAGCAGCTGATTTAGAGCAACAAAAGAAAAATGAAAACCAAAGAATGAATTTAGACAAGGCAAAAGCACTTATGAACCAAGAAAATCAACAAGATAAGTTAGAACAGAACGAACAACTAGCTAAAATGAGAGCAAATGTATCATTAGCTAAACAAGGTATGGCTGATCAAAGTAAAATTCACGATTTTGGTAGAAATTTTGGAAAAAAGTAGATATAATTAACCCTAGGAGATAAATATGACAAAAGATTGGCAAAGAGGTTCAACATTCATGAACAAAGACGTTAAAGTTGAAAAAGAACTTGGCGTTGGCAAAGATGGTTACCAAACAGGTGGTGTTACTATCGAAGCTACTGATCCAATGACATCACAAGTTGTAGATGTTAAAGGAACTAAAAGAATGAGAGCCGGTAAGAAACCAGTAAAAGCTACCTGGTACTAATATGGCTTGGTTTGGTCTAGCAAAAATTGCTTTACAAGCAGGAAGCAAAATTTACGCTAATAAACAAAAAACAAAAATGGCTATGTCTGATGCACAACTAATGCATGCACAGAAAATGGCTAGCGGAGAAGAAGCTTACCAAGGTAAACTTCTTGAAGCGAGACAAAACGATTATAAAGACGAATTTGTGCTCGGAATATTGAGTGCACCTATCATTGTACTGGCATGGGCAGTGATATCGGACGATCCATCTGCAATGGACAAAGTAAATATTTTCTTTGAACATTTTAGTAACCTGCCGAAATGGTTCACAAAT